ATGCCGCTGACAGACCTAGCCGTTCGCAACGCTAAGGGCGGCGAGAAGCCGCGCAAAATGACTGACGGCGGGGGCCTATACCTCCTCGTTCAGCCGAACGGCAGCCGCCTTTGGCGCATGAATTACCGCTGGCTCGGCAAACAAAAGACCCTGTCATTCGGCGCCTACCCGGCCACCGACCTCGCCACTGCACGCGTTGAACGGGACAAGGCTCGCACCCTCCTCGCGCGCGAAATCGACCCATCCCGCGCCAAGGTCGAGATGAAGGCGGCCCGACTGACAGCAGAAGAGACGACTTTTCGGCTGATCGGTGAGGAGTGGCGCGCGATGCGTAACCAGACCGACATTCGCGCGGCCACAAAAACGAAGGATCGGGAATGCTTGGAGCTGCACGCCTACCCGCATTTCGGCGATCGCCCCATCACCCAGATCAAGCCGCTTGAGATCCTTGAGCCATTGCGCCGTATGGAAGCCAAGGGCCACCGGGTTATTACGCGCAAGGTTCGCGCGACGGTAAGCCGGGTGTTCGACTATGCGATTGCGACGGGGCGAGCCGAGGTGAACCCAGCCCAGCCCTTGGCCTCGGCTATGTTGCCCGTTCAAACCAAACACCACCCCGGCCTCACCGATCCGAAAAAAGTCGGCGCGCTCATGCTGGCGATCGACGGTTACGACGGCCTACCCTCGGTGTTGCTCGGTCTCAAGTTCATCGCCTACACCTTCGTCCGCACCATCGAGATGCGGTCGGCCTGCTGGGATTGGGTGGACTGGGACGAGAAGTTGTTGTGCGTGCCGCCGGGCGTCATGAAGAAGGCCCGCGCACACTTGGTCCCGCTGTCCGCGCAGGCCCTGGCGATCTTGCGTGGAGCGCAGGCACTGGCCGTGGCGACGGGAAAATCCACTGGTCAGGATCTGATCTTTCCCGGTGTAAAGGGTAGCCGCGCCAGGATGAGCGAGAACACGATCAACGGCGCCCTGCGTCGACTAGGCTATTCCGGCGACGTTCACGTCGGCCACGGGTTCAGAACGACGGCCTCGACCACGCTGAACGAAAGCGGTCGGTTTAAGGAAGACTGGATTGAGCGACAACTGGCGCACGTCGAGGACAACAAGGTGCGAGGCGCCTACAACGCGGCCGAGTATCTGCCAGCCAGACGCCACATGATGCAGTGGTACGCCGATTGGCTGGATCGGCAGAAGGCGGTTGCGGCGCTGATGTGAGGGCTATCCTGCCGGGGCGGCTCGACGTTTTCACCTGGGGCTACGTGTTTAGGGGTTACGCCAATCCAGGTTGCGCGTTTCCAGCACGTCTGGTCCAGGGGCACACGTCTGTAGAACATACCCGTCCAAGTTAGCCCATGTCAGGCGAGCTTGATCCGTAATGAATGTTGGCGGACCATCGAACTGATCGCGAGCCACATAATCAGCAGCGTCTGTGTACACGAATGCCACAGGCCCTTGCATGGCGCCTAAGGCATTGCGGCCACGCACCCATCCGCATACCGCCAAGCCTTCAAGACCATACTGATCGACGAACCGCGGGTCGATCCGATAGCGCATCAACTTGACGTCGGTGAAATAAGCCGATGTCGGATCTATAAGCCCCTCACTCACCTTACGGCGGACAGCGGCCAAGTCGGACTTGTTATCACGCCAACCGCTCGCCCCCTTGGCGACATCGCCGCTACATCCCGCCATAGACGCTGCGATCAGGGTGGCGAACGGGAGGGCGTGGCGCATAGCTGCAGGCCTCATGATCCAAGTAGCACGACACTTCAATCACGACGTTATGTGGGTGTCGAGTCCGACTACCCCGGCCACTTCTCATGCTCCGGCCGCTTAACGAATCCATCAACGGGTCCACGACCTCCCGCCCCGTCCGTCGTGCGCCACAGGGCCTCGTTTCCCGTCCAGAGACGTCCGCAGGACATCACCTCATCATAGGCCCTTTCGGTCGCGCGATATTCGGGCGTCGCCGGACGCAGCTCCGTCATCAAGCGCCCCAGGGTGTTCAGACACTCACGCAGGGTCGCTAGATCCGCCTCCGTCGGGCGCCGTCGCCGCGGCGTCCTCATCGCCAAGCCTCAGTCACCGGCAGGCCCAAGCGGCGCATTTGGTCGATCGCCGCCAGCTTCTGAATGAAGCCCGGCTCTCGCGCCTCCACTTCCCTCAGTAGCGAGCCGATGCCGGCGCGCCAGTCTGAGCGGCCGTCCCGTATCAGGGTGGCGGCGAGTGCGGTTAGGTGATCGTGAGGGCCGTTCGTCGCCTGCATCTTGCTCTCCGTTTCCATCCGACCCGGGGCCATGATGGCGAGAACAAAGGCGGAACACAACGCGGTTGACGACTCAAGCTGTGGATGACAGCGTTAGGCGAAAGGCGAGTGATGCAGCACCACGATCCGCACCTTTGGCGCGACATTAAGCGCAACTTTTGGCGCTCAATGCTTGCCGTGCCTGTGTTCTGGGGTTTGGTTGCCGGATGCGCCTATCTGGATCATCTCGGCCGGTAATCACCACCGCGCCCGTTCGCGATGCGACGTCAACCACGACGACCGACCGACGGTCTGTAAGCGCCCCGCCTCAGGATTCGGCGACGGCGCAACTACCTGCGCCAACGCCTCCGCCCGCGCCTCAAGATCCTCGCCAATGAGCGAGCGAACCGCCAAGGCGTAGGTCATGCAGTCCAGGGTCTCGGCGCGCTTACCCTTAATGCGTTCGAAGCCGACGACCGGGCGACCGTTGGAATACTTCACGGTGCGGCGCTCCGACGTCAGTTGCTCAAAGAACACCGGCTGCAGGCTCTCACTGAACCGCAAGCTCTCCGGTTCGGCGAGGCGATCGAATAGGCGTGACTTCACCGTATCGACGCCGACCAGCCACAACGGCGGTCCCTTCCCGGTAGACTTGGCGATCGGCGGGCGCTTGAAACCGTCCTCGCCCTTGATCGCGACGACGCGCCGACCAAACCGCGGCCCGGTGAACGCGTGAACTGTGGCGACGTGTAGCCCAGAACCGCTATCGACAGCCGCGGCGTCAATCCTGATCGTACCGCCGAGCGGATGCGACCACGACATGCGCAGCAGTGAGTCGAGGTCTTCCCACACGACGTCGCCGTCAAACGGACCATGAAAAACGCGATGATCCAGGGCGTAGAGGGCCGTACGGCCGTGGCCAAGAATGACGACCTCCAGCCGATCATTCTGCACATCAACTCCAGCCGTGAGGAACAGGACATCGGCCGGCATGTTCGCGAGTGAGAACGGCTCCCGGCGCGCGGCCAAGGCGTCCTCATCGACCTCTTCGCCATTGGTGCGCCAGACTTCGCCGAGCACCGTATTCGTGAAGACCTGCAGAGTTTCGGGCGTCTTCTTCGCTTCGAGGAACTCAGCGACCAGCACGCTCCAGCGGTGCGCGCGGTGCGGCGATGCCAGGGCGTTGATCCGAAACCCCGCGTGGCCCTTCACCTCGGGCGCCGTCGCACGCCAACGGCCACGGGCGACCATACCGGGCTGCGCATCCTCAGTAACGACGCATCCGCTATTCGGGCAAACCCAGTGCGTCGTCGCCGGGTCGCGGTTCTCCCATCGGATGTCAGCCCATCGAATTTCCGAGAACTCGCCGCACGACGGGCACGGCACCTCCCAAACCCGTTTATCTGAGCGTTCGAAGGCGCGGCTGATCGGACCCGTGTCAAAAATTGGCGTGCTTCCCGCCAAAATCTTGCGGGTCGGAAAAGTGCGGGTGCGTTCGATGGCCAGCGCCACGGGGTCGCCTTCAGGATTCGCCTCGTAGCCGTCGACTTCATCCAAGACCAGGATCTGCACCGTGTGGCCACGCAGATTGCGCGGAGCCTTGGCCCCGACCAGCTTCAGCGAGCCGCCGGGAAACCGCCGGTCGTACATGGTCGACCGGTCGCCGCTCACGTCAGACGCCAGCATTCCACGAAGGTCCGGCGAGGCCTCGAACACCTCTTCCAGGTCGACCGCGTAGCGGCGCGCGTCGGGCGCCGTTGGCTGCACCACCATGATCGGCGCGGGCGCGTTGGCGACAAACGACCCGATCACGCCTTGCATCAACGCGGAATAGCCGACCCGGGCAGACTTCAGGACCGTGATCCGCTCCATCGCCGGATCGTCCAGGGCTTCACATATGCCGCGCTGATAAGCCCATAGCCGGATGCGGCCCGGCTGCGCCGATGCGGACTCAGGTAGGTAAATGTTCCGCTCAATCCAGTCGGCGGTCGCGATCTTCGGCGGCGGTCGCAGCATGGCGAGGGCGCCGCGGCGGATCTCCGCCAGGGTGTCGGCGTAATCAGCGATCATCGGCCAGAGCCTCGAGTGCGTGGCGGATTCCACGATCAATGATGGCCACGTCCTCGGCCGCCAGTTTCGTCGCCAGTTCGGCACCGCATCGCGCCGGCACGGCCAGCATACCCGCGCGGACGTCCCGCAGCAGGTTCGCCCAAGCCGCGCTCACTTCGGCGACCGGGACCAATTCACCACGCGACTTGGCGTTGGCGATCTCCAGCTTCTCGGCGGCGGCCTTCGCCTGGCGCACCTTCTCCGCCTTCAGCTCATCTGTTGAGCCTTGGCGCTTCACGCTGTCACGCATGAAATCGCAGTAGGCTCGCACGGCGGCGGCCAGATCGTAAGCCTCCGCGCCACGGCCGACGCGCTTGATCGTGCCGTCCCGCTGCAGTTGCCGAATGCGAGCCGACGTCAGCCCCAATAGTTGCGCCAGGGAGGCCTCAGAAATCAGGCCCGCTGAGACGGTTTCAGAGTCGACCGGGGCCGTGGGTCGCGGCGAAGGCGCGAGGGGCGTCAGCGGCGCTGAATCGGGGCCTAGTAGGTCCGCCAGTAGGTCGATCACCTCAGACATGCGGATAACTCGATCTGAAAAATTCTGCAGCGAGCGAGAAATCGGGGCTCAGCGTCCCCCCGGCGCCCGCCGCCCCCGGAAGGACCCGCTGCATCGCTCCATGAGCGACACGACGTTGGCGGTCAGCTCGGCGGACTGCCCCAGTAGGGCGGACTCCCGGACCCCCTAAAGGGGGTCTCCGGATTGTCCGCCCCCCTGCAATGGGGAAACGGACAGAGTCCGGGCCTGTCCGGGGTGAGTCCGGGGTTTCAGTCCGCCCCCTCACGACGCAGCCTCCAAACCATCGTCAGACCACGGGCCGAAGCGCCTGACTTGGCCGTCTCGGAACTCGATCTGCATGTCTCCGGACAGCTTTTCGATCAGTCGCCGGACACTTCGCTTGCGGCTGTCCGGGTTCTCGGCGGCCGAAACGCCGCGATCAGCAGCACATGCGGCCCGCCAATCCACCTCCGAAACCCAAACCGGACTCGGTCCGGACGAGTCCGCCAGTCTGTCCAGGATGCGCAGCATGATCTTTGAGGGCTTCGCCTTCTCGGGTTTCGGTGCGGCGCCCGGCTCCAGCTCATTGACCAGGGCGGCCGTCACCGGGTCACCGTCCTCGTCCTCGCCGAGGTGCTCGGTGTCGATCAGGAAGGCGATGTCACGATCACACGACCCGTTGCGGTTCTTCGTCAGGACGCCCCGGACAATGCCGGACTCATCCTTCTCGACGTGCATGGCCATATCCAGCGCGCCGTTGAATATGCTGTGGCCACGCGGCGTCCGGCCTTCGGCCTTCGTGCTGTGGTGGATCAGGACGACCGCCGCGCCCCACTGCGCCAGGGAGCGAGCGACAGCCACCACGCGCCCCATGCCCTCGGCAGAGTTTTCCTCGAGGCCCGGAAACGCCATCGCCAGGGTGTCCAGAAACACCAGCGACGGCCGCCGAGCCGCGACTGCCTGCAGCAAGGCTACCAGGTCCGGACTGTCATCCGCGAGTAGATCAGAGACGCCATCAACTACCGTGAACGCCGGCGCATCCCCATGGCGCAGTTTCAGCGCCGCGACGCGCCCCTGCATCCCGTGCGAGTCCTCGGCGGCGACATAGAAGACCTCGCCGGGTTTGGTCCGCATCCCGAACACGTCGCGGCCTTGGACCATCGCATAGCCAAGGTGCGGCGCGATCAGGGACTTGCCGGCCCCCGGCTGTCCGAAGATGCAGCCGACGTCACCGGGCGCCAGCATTCCTTTGACGATGTAGCCTCGGCGCGGCGCAGCCTCACACTCGCTAGGCGAAAGGAACGTCAGGCGGGATGGAACGGGGACGGGCGCGGGCTTACCCCAGCCGTTTGCCTTGGCTAGGTCGTACAGACTCCCGATACCGACCGCCCTGCCCCGCTTCGAACCGAACGAGTCCCATGTGCGGCGCTGATCGCGCTCGTTGAACTTGTCGGATAACTGCGACCACGCCGACCAGACCTCAAACGCCTCATCGGAACCGCGGCCCTCTGAGTGCAACGCCATTCCAATCCGAAGCCAGTCGTCGCGATCGTCGGCGGCGATATGCGCGAGCGCGTCATTGATGCGGGTCCAGTCGGGAGCGAGGAACGCCGCCAAGTCGTCATCGTCATCGTGGGCGCTTGGCTCAGTCAGTCCCAAGTCGGCCAGCAGGTCGATCGGCTCAGGCTCACCCGGCGGCAGGCCACGACGATCCAACCGCGGCAGGTCGCCGGCCTGGTCAATCGTGCGGCCGGCGACCAGATGGACGATAGGAGCTGGCGCTTCGCCGACCGCGCCCCAGAAGTAGGCTTGGGATCTGGCGAAAGTCTCCGGTGCTAGGATGCCGCCTAGGGCGCCGTTCAAACGCTCGGCCAGCGCTTCACGATCCGCGGGCAGCATGTCGGCAGACGTCGGCGCCAGGACGCGCCAGCGAGGCGCAGCGGCGGTGTGAGATGGCGTCGAGTAGATGAGCGCCGCGACGTTGGCCGACTCGAGGCGCTCGACAGCTTCGGCGATGCTCACGACGCCGCCGTCATAGTCGCCCTCGATGCCGGTGATCGCTTCTAGGTTAGCGTCGTGTCGCAGCGAGCCTTTGACCGTGGCCACGTTGCCGAAAGTCGCCAGCTTCAGCCACGGCAGGTCAGATTTGCGAGCACCGCGCTGGGCGCGGATAGCGTCAGCCAACTTGCGGAGCGTGGTTGTCTCTGCGCGACAGGACCGGGCGGCGAAGTCGACGAAGTGCGACATGCGCAACGGCCGGTCCAACGCCGACAATTCACCGGTATCGGAACTTGATAGATCAGAGAGAAGGTCGTATATTTCAGCTTGAGGCTCGCCGCCTTGATTACCGCTCATGACGCCGTTCCGGCTGGTCCCCGGAACGGCGTTTTGCTTTTCCGGACCTCCCGGCGGCCCCAGCAACCGGGCCAGGATGCCGTCGGCATGGGTAGCCCCCATCTCAGACCTCCCGCCCCGGCGCCAGGCGGCAATGCTCCAGCAGATCGCCAATCCGGTTTGCCTCGATGCGGAGGCCGCCCAGTTTGATCAGCAGGCCGGCTTCGGAGGCCGCCCGACGTAATGCGCGCGGCGGAACGCCAGCCTGTTGAGCGACGTCTGAGAGAGGGATGAGGCGGGGCGCTAGACTTGTCATTTCGTAAACTTCCTGCTTGCGGAGGCGAGATGCTGAGAAATCATGCCCGAGCGGCAAGAAGAGTCAATATGTGCTTGTTTTTGCTTTGCTTTTCGTTTGAGAAACATCAAAGGAAAAGGGGGGTCATGTCACCCATTGGCACACATGAAATCTCACCGACGCGCTGAAACGGTCGCCGTGTCACACATGGGCGCTCATGAAATAAATTTCGCCATGGGGGCCGACAGCAGCGCCACCGGCCCCTTCCGGGCGTCAGACCGTGCCGTTCAGGCGAACTTGCACGGTCGCCGACGGGTTCGCAGCCGCCGACACGGCCGCGCCGATCAGCGTGTTGCCCGATGCCGTTTTCGAGACGGCGGAGTCGGCCGCCGACCAGTACAGCTTGTCGCCGATCGAGATGGCCAGGGCGCTGATCTTCGGCAGTTCAAACACGCCCACGACGTCCAGGTCGACGGGTTCGCCGGTCTCAGCGTCGCCATTGGCCACGCCGAAGATCGAACCGATCAGGACGCCAGCGCCCGACAGGACGTCGGCTGGCGCCGGCAGGGTGAGCGTGTTGCCCGGTTGAATGAAGTTGCGCATCTCAGATGCCCTTTCGTGTTCTGAATAGGATTGTGTGAGGGGTGACCTGACCAGCGATCTCCCGCTTCAGGGTCGCGATGTAGCTGGCCAGGTCGGCAGCGCGCGTCCTGCCGTAGGTGACCGAGTCGCCGGACTGGTCCGTGATCGTCACTGCCGACCGCCCGACCATGAGGTCGTGATAGGCGGACTCGGCTTCGGCCAGACGCTGCGCCAGGGAGATCATGGTCAGGCGCCAGCGTTGCGGAAGGCGCCGCGGTAGTCGACAGCGCCGACGCCCAGGTCCAGGACCACGCGATACTCGCGGCCCAGCGTGTCCCACCCGTCGCGCGTCTGGATCTGCGGACCCGGCGCCGACGACAGATAGGCCATCTCCAGGACCGGCGCGGTGACCTTGTCGCCGAACACGTACCAGGCGGAGCCCAGGCGCGGTTCCACGATCAGGTCCAGCTTGCCGGCGAAGACGTTCTGATCTTCCGCCTTCGTCGCGTGAACCTCCGCCAGAAGCTTCTCGGCGAGGGTTTCGTGCTCGGGTCCGACGACCAGCCACTTCGGAGTCACGCCGACGGGAGTGACTCCGTCGAGGCCCTTTTGGGTACGCAGCGCCAGGCGGGCCTCACCGATCGCTTCCAGGCTCGGCGCTCCGATCTCGTCCACGGCAACGTTGCCGTGGTCACCGTGGAACAGGCGCACGCCGTCCGACATGATCGGCCCGGCGCCGCTACCTTGGGTCAGCAGACCGATCAGGGCGTTTGCCTCGGCGCTGGCGGCCAGTTGCCCCATCTGGCGCATCAGGTCGCCGAATACGCCGAACTGGTCATTGATGATGACCTTGCGCGACAGGCTGAAGATTTTGGCGAAAGTCTTCACCTGATAGGACTCAGCCCCCTCGCCCATCGACCCGTGCTTGACCTCGCCGGCCTCGGTGACTTCCTCGAGGCCCGACAGTTCGCCGGACTTCAGCACCGTCACGTCGCGGAGGTCGTTCACCTCCCGGCGGGTGGCGATCTGCTTCAACGGCGACTCGGCCGCCTGATAGGCCGACGACAGGACGCGCGTCCCGCCTTGCTCCATAAGCAACGGGAAGTCCGACGTCGTCATCATGGCGCGCGTGACCAGCGTTTCGGCCGACATGGCGTCGGTGCGCTCGCCACCACGCTGCAGGATGGCGCGAGCGTGGTCGGCGAAGCTGAGGCCGACATATTGGCGCGCGGCGTCCGAGGCGGCAGGGCCGCCCATGCGCTGCGCCAGGGCTTCCGCCTGCCGTTCCAGGATGATCGCCGGGTCGGTGTGATCGACGCCGACGTGAGCACGAATGGTGGCGTTCTGGCCGCCTCGCGTGGCCATGGCCTCGAAGGCGGCGGCGCGGGCGGCGTCGATCGTCGCCTCGGCGTCAATCTGGGCGTCCGCAAAAGCGCGGTCCAGGCCAGCGACCTCGGCGAGGCTGCGGATCTGGGCGTTGATGGCCGCACGGGTTTCGGTTTGCACCGCCGGCGGGGTTTGGACGGCGGGCGCTTGTTGCTCCGCCACTTGGGTCGACATGGTGTCACTCCGGATGAAAGCCGACGGGTCGGCGGGGATCGGGACCAGGCTGGCCTCGAGAAGAGTCCAGGCGATCGCGGTACGGGTCCGCGCGACGCCTGGAGCGGCAGCGGCCTCGCTCCACTTGTCGACGCGATATCCGATGGAAATTCCGGTCAGGTCGCCGCGCTCGATGGCGTCCAGCGTGGCCGGATTGGAGATGCGAAGGGTGGCGTCGATCCGGTCGGCCTCAAACCGGACATCCAGCACGCGGCCCAGCACGTCGCCAATCGACGTCTGGCGGTGCGAGTCCAGCACCGGGATGCGTTGGCCGACGGTCACGGCGTCGCGCGAGATCGCGAGTCGTTCGATGTAGCCGCCACGCCGCACCGGGGCGCCGGTCGACAAGGTGACCTCAACAGTCCCCGCCTCGCGATTCAGGCTCTCGGGCCGGAACGCCAGGGCGGCGCGGGTGAAGGTTTCGGGGCGTTCGGCGACGTCAGCCATCGGCGGACTCCTCTTCGACTTGTGGGGTTGCGGCGCGACCGCCGAATGTCAGGCCGAGCGACGCCTCGCGGGCGCGGTCTTGCGCCACCTCCACATCGAGGGCCTCCACTGACCAACCTCGTTCCGCCACGGCCTGACGCCGCGACATAAGGCCGGCGTCGATCAGGTCGCGATACGCGGCGGCGTCCTTGGCCGGATCGATCCAAGGCGGCGCCGGGAATAGGAATTCTGCAGCCGTCCAGGCGCGCGGATCACTCTCGAAGGCGGGCGCATCCAGGTCGCCGGACAAGATCAGCGACGCGACGGCGCGGCCGTGAACCCGGCGCAGCAGTTGATGCGCAATCGGGCCATACTGGACGGCCTCATATCGCTGGCGAAAGGCGACCAGGTCAGCACGGAGCGAGCCGTAATTGGCCTTCGACAGATCGCCGGTAATCAGGTGCGCCGGCACGCCCATGCCAACCGCGACGGCGCGAAGTTCGGCCGACAGGAACTCGGGCGCCTGCTGCGCCTGTTGCGGTGAATTGAACGCGACCTTAGTGCCGGCTGGGAGGCGTTTGATCGTCCCCGGCTCCATATCGACAGTGACGACGCCGCCCTGCTGATCACCTTCATAAGGCAGCGGACCGCCGAGGTTCGTGGCGTCCTCGATGAAGCCTGCGTGTAGGGCCGAAACTTTGAAGCCCTTCAGGATCGCGTCAGACAGTTCGTCGACGTCCGACAGCTTCGCCAGGATCGGCGCGAGCCACGAAACGCCCCTCACCTGCCCAGCGCCCAGCGAGCGAAACAGGTGGATCACGTCGTCAGCCGACACGCGCCGTGGTGCTGCGTAACCCGTCCAGGCGGCGGTCGGCAGTTCCGGGCGAATCCAGTAGGCCACCCTACGGCCGTAGGAATCGAACTCGACGCCGGCGACGATCTGGGCGCCGCCGCGAAGGTCGCGCGTTTCCTCTTCAGCGAGTAGTTCAGCCGGCAACTGGCGAAGGCGCAGGCCTTCTGGGCCATCGATCAGCATAAGCAAGGCCTCGCCGTCGATCACCATGGCCCGCGCCAGGTTGGCCTGCAGTCCGTACCAGTCGGCAACGCCGTCGAGATCTGCGACCTCTGACCAACGGTCGACGGCCGCCGTGATCTGGCCACGGGCGTCCGGATCGGGATGCGTCGGCGTTGGGCGTGCGCCAGTTCCGACAAGCGCCGTCACCCAGGCCTCAACCGCGCCGCGAGCGTGCGGATTTTCGGCATAGGCCCTGCGCGCACGACGTCGCATTGGGCCGGCCGCGGCGAGCGTGTCGGCTGCAATCCTGCCGCCTGAGATGGGGCGCCAGTCGTTCGGCCCCGCCTCGAAACGACGGGTGCTCAGGGGCCGCGGCGGCGCGATTATGCGGGCGAGTGCGGCGCGGAATGTGGACAGGGTGTTGGTCATCCCAGGTTCGCCTTGAACTGCTCGGAGTTGGCACGCACGAAGTTCCAGAACGCCTGCTCACCGGCCTCGGAGGCGAGGCCCTTGGACAGGATGTCACCCGTGTCGAAGACGTTGGTGACCTTGACCGCGCGGGCGCCTGCGCCGCCGCCGTTGAAGCTGTGGCGAGGGTCAGTCTCGGTCAGGACTTCCTCATTGCGCTTGGCGATGATCGGCACTTCGTTCGGCGCCAGTCCGACCAGTCCTCCGGTGTGGTAGCGTTGAGCGCCGGCGAAGACGGCCGGGTTCACGCTGCGGAACATGCCGCCCGATCCGACCAGGCCTCCGGTGTGCTTGGAGCCGAATAGGCCGTTCACGAAACCGCTCACGCCCTTGCCGATCGACGACCCATCGGCGCCGCCGAGAGCGTTGAAAATGGCCCGCTGCACGATCATGAGGGCGATCTGGCGCAGGAAGTCAGCGGCGAACTGCAAGAAGGCGTCGCGCATGGCGTCGAAGGCGTTTGCGCCCTCCGCCAGACCTTGGGCGAACTGGTCGAAGGCGTTCACGCCGCCGGCGACGATCATCTGGTCAATGTCCTCGGCGGTGACGACAGCCTTGGCGCCAACCTTGCCGAGTTGGTCGGTCAGCAGGCCTGCATCCCTCAAAAGGGTCTCCAGGCTGAACCGCGCCAGTTCAGCCTCAGGCCCGGCGAGTCCCGCCATAAGCGCCAGCGCGGCCTGCGCCGCGGCGATCAGTTGCGTATTCACCTCGGCCGCGCGCTGGCGCAGTTCCTCGATGCGCATCTGGTCACCTGCCTCGGCCGCCGCCTGCATCTCGGAGATCAGGGCGCCGCGGAGCGCCAGCAGATCGTTGGTCGACTTCTCAGCCTCGCCCAGCCTGCGAGCGGCGGCGTCCATATCGTAGAGCTGGCCGATGACGTCGGCGAACTGCGCCTTGCGTTCTGCGGTCGCATCGGTCAGCCGGTCGGCCGTCTGGCGGGCGATGAAGTCGGCGCGGCTCTCGACCTCGCCCCGGCGCTCCGCCAGTTCCAGGCGTGCGGCTTCGATGGCCTTAAGGGCGTTCTGATCTGCGATCTGGGCGCTGTTGTCCTCGCGTTCCGGACGCGGGAGGGCGACGCGGCCCGGAGAGGTGCGACTGACCGCGGGTGGCCGTGTCGTGGTATCCTTCGGCGGGTCGCCTGCGGCGAAGTCCGCCATCTGGTCGATCCGCGCCAGGGTGGCGTTGATTTCGTTTCGGCGCTTGTGCAGGGCGTCCAGGCGATCGCCGACAGTCTCGCCGCCTCGGCCACCGGTGACGGAGCCGCCGCGCGCACGACGTGACAAACCGCGGATCTGATTATCAATCGAGGCGTGTTCGCGAGCGAGCGCGTCGCGGGTGCTGCGCTGGACGCCCGGCAGGCGCGACGTCAGCTCGGCGATCATCGACATAAGGCCGGCGAGCTGGCTCTTGATGGCATCCCACTGCACGCCCTCCAGCAGGAACTTGCCGAAGGCGCCCCAGGCGTCGCCGAAGTTGCTCAGGATCTGCGACCACGATCCGTCCATCTGGTCGGCAATGTCCCCGTACTTGCGTTCGAAGATGCCGAAGGCCTCGGTGCGGGCTTCAGCCTCGCGACCGGAATCCCGCATCGCCTCGATGTTCTTGCGCTCGGCGGCCGTCAGGAAGCCAAGGCGATCATCCAGCGCCAGGATGGAGTCGGCGTTTCCGGTGAAGGCCTCGGTGACCTCATCGATAGCTTCCGGCAGTTCCTCGCCGGTGACCTTGGCCAGACCCTTCGCCGAGGTCGCGAACCGCTCCAGGTATTCAGGGGCGACGGCCTCACGGAGGGACGTGCGCAGGACGCCCGCGACCTGGTCAGCCTTCACGCCGAGATCCTGCAGCGCCTTGGCGTATTCAACCAGGTCGCCGCGCGCATAGCTGGCGGCATTGCCCGACGTCGCAAGGGATTGATCGACGGCCTTCAGGCGCGTCGCCTCATCGTTCAACTGCTTGAACGCGACCAGCAGCGGCGAGATGGCGACGCCGATCACCGCCAGCACCGGGGCCAGGCGAAGGAGCGCACCGGTCGCCTTGGGGAAAATCTGTGCGATCTGACCGCCTTGCTGCGCGAACGCCTGCATGGGCGACGTGCCGCTGGCGATTTGGGTGATGAGGTCGTTCACCTGATAGGACAGGTTCTGCACTTCGTGCGGTCGAAGCCCGCCGAGGAAGCCTCCCTTCGTGGCGCGGGCGGTGACGGCGGGCAGCGTCGGACCTGCGCCGCGCGCCCGTGCATCCAGACCGCCGAAGCCACCGCGGCCCGTGTTGCGCAGCCGCGCCAGGGATTGCGCCGCCCTGTCGTACTCGGCGCGCGTCTCGCGGACGGCCGCACGGGCCGCTTTGAACGCCGCGACTTGCTCACCGCTGGCGTAGAGACCAGCCGCGCGGACCTCCTTCCCCAGGCGGGTCGCAGCGGTGCGGGCGTCGTCGTAACCGGCCGACAGGTCACGGGTCGCGGCAACCGCCGCGTTGTATGTGTCGCGCCGGGCTTGGGTCTTTTTCTGCGCAGCGGCGAGGCGCTTCAGACTGGTCTCGGCCGACCTGACGCCGGGGGACGTGTTGTCCTCGGCCCTGATGCTCAGTCGCAGGTCGCGGTTCTGCGCCATAGGGTCAGGCGCTCCCGGCTGCTGGAGTCTCGGCGAGGGCGACGGCCTCGCGGTGAGCGGCCGACCACTTCAGGATTTCGGCCGCCATCTGACGCTTCAGCGCGATCATGTCGTCGCGCCGCTTGGCGAGCGTGCGGAACGCCTTGACCAGGTCGCCCGCCGCTGCGAGGCCCGCGCGATTCATCTCAGCCTCAACCAGCAGCCCGGTGGCCATCCGGTCGTAATCCTTCGTGCGCTTGGCGGGGATTTCAGCGCCGTTCGGCCCGATGACGACGAACCGGTCGGTGAGTTCGCCGAGCGCCGCGGCGTTCTCGATGGTCGCGGCGAGGATAAGGTGCTTGGCGCCTTCCGGGTGCATGTCAGCAGCTCCCGACCGCATCGACAGTGACGGCCTGACGGCGGCCGACTCGCGTTTCCGGGAAAACCAGCGACATCAGCAGCGGGAACATCGCGGCTCTGAGGCCGGGTCGGTCGGCGAACGTCGCCAGGGCCTCGCGCAACGCCGACTCCTTCATCGTGCCGCGAGCGTGGCGCATCAGGGCCTTGTCGATCTGCAGGCTGATCGCAGGAATGCGGTCAACGGGCACTCGGGGCCGCCCATCGGCGTCCGTGTCGATGTAGCGGTCGAAGACGCGGGCGAGGTCTTTACGGGCGTCGCGCCCGATGCTGGCGAACACGCCGACGGCGTTAAACGTCTCGACCAC